TGAGTTTTTATTTATAGTTATCGATAAGAACACCCATCAAATTGGTATGTTCGACTGTTCCCCACAGTTCTACGAACGGGGTGAAGAAAAGGTGCGTAAAGCAAGCGAAGCTTATGACTTGTTTTACAAGACCAAGGATTTTGATCCTAAACAATATTTCATAAGCAAAACCCTTTAAAACCAAAATTATGGCAAGAACTAAGTCAAAAGTATGTAGCGTAAGCGGTATTAAAACTAGTGTGAACAATTTTTATACTAATCAAAACCACGTTAAAGCTGTAGATAATTTAAGAAGAAACAGCGGTGCTACTAAAGAACAAATTATGAGAATGTTTAACCAAATAAATAATTATTAATTATGGCAAGTATTATTAAAGCGAGTATTAATCTTAATAACATACCTAAAGATAGAATATATGAGGGTAAAAAAGGTAAGTACTTACCAATTACAATAACCTTGAATGATGAACTTGATCAGTTCGGTAATCAGGGCCCTGTAGTTGTAGAGCAAACTAAGGAAGAAAGAGACGCAAAAGCAGCTAAGACTTACCTTGGTAATGTAAAAGTAGTTTGGACTAACGGAAACAATGTTGACGCAGCTCCAAGAGATATGAACTCAGCACCAGCCACTGCTCCTGCTGCTGCTGAAGATGACCTACCGTTTTAATGAATAAAGAAGAGATCAATGGATTTGTGATTGACGAGTTCAATCAGCATGGCCTAAAAGAAGGTGCGGCACAAGGGACTTGTCCTTTGTGTTCGCACACTAGGAAACCTAAGAATCAGAAAGCACAGTGTGCTAGCTATGATTGGGAACGTGGTCTCGGTACATGTCACAATTGCAATACTACATTTCAACTTCATACTTATCAACGTAAGGGCAGTAGCGAACGTGTCTATGTTAGACCGGATACGCCGGCAAACTTTAACGAGATAAGTACGAATGTTGAAACATGGTTTGGCACAAGAGGTATATCAAAGCAAACACTCAAAGATCTTCAAGTTGCTGAAGGTCCTGAGTTTATGCCTCAAACTGGTAAGCAAGAAAACACAATACAGTTTAACTACTTTATGGGTGATCAGCTTATCAATGTTAAGTATCGTGACGGTAGGAAAAACTTTAAGCTTTATAAAGGCGCTGAAAAAGTGTTTTACAATATTAACAGTATTGTAGGGTATGACACTTGTGTTATAACTGAAGGTGAAATGGATGTGTTAGCACTACACGAGGCTGGTATACCAAATGCTATTTCAGTGCCTAACGGAGCTACTTTAAACCGTAACAATTTAGATTATTTAGATAATTGTATTGATTATTTCGATGACAAAACTAGAATTATATTAGCTGTTGATGCTGATGAACCTGGTCAAATGTTACAGCGAGAACTTGTTAGACGTCTTGGAGCAGAAGTATGTTACTTAATAGATTTTAATGGTAACAAAGATGCTAACGACTTTTTATTAGAACACGGTGCCGAAGCCTTGCGTAATGCTATACACAACTCGCGTCCGGTACCACTAGAAAATGTATCAACTTTAAAAGATGTAGAAGATGAACTTAGAGACTTTGTTAAAAACGGTTTTAAACCCGGTTATCAAGTTGGACTTAAAAACTTCGACCAAATTTTTTCTACTTACACTGGGCAGTTCATTACTGTTACTGGTGTGCCTAGTAGCGGTAAGTCTGACTTTGTTGATCAAATGGTTGTTGGTTACAATAATAACTATGGTTGGAAAACTGCGTATGCTAGTCCAGAAAATCAACCAGTGTATTTACACGCACACAAATTAATGCGTAAACATTGGCAAGACATGCCAAATGTAGGAGATATTGGTAATGATAAATGGCAGCAAGTTACAAGCCATGTTAATGATAATTATTTCTTTATTGATATGGATAAATACAGTTTAGAAGCTGTATTGCGTAAAGGCGCTGAGCTTGTAAAACGTAAAGGTATTAAATGTTTAGTGTTAGATCCATTTAATAAGATTAGAGATATAGACGCTGCTTCAGATGATGTTAACCGTTATACTATGGACTATTTATCTAAAATTGAAGCTTTTTGTAAAAAATACGACGTGCTCACGTTTATTGTTGCGCACCCAACTAAAATGTATAAAGGACAAGATGGAAAAATTGAAGAACCTACTATGTATAATATTAAAGGTGGAGGTGAATGGTACGACGCTTCGTACCACGGACTTTTGGTACACAGAGATTACGATGCTAAAACTACTAAGGTTAAGGTGCTCAAAGTTAAGTTCCAAAACCTCGGTGAGAATGGCGCTGAGTCTTATTTTACCTGGGAACCGCGCTCTGGCTCTTTCGTTCCACATATAACAGATGAGCTTGAAGCTGAACCAATGCCCTGGGAATAATGGTTTTTAAACGATGGCAAAAATCACCTAGTAAAAAACCGCCACAAAAATCGTGGGAACCTAAAGAAATGAAAATAATAGGTTGGTGTTTAACTAGAAATATAAGTGTTGGTATAAGCCCTGATTGGAAAGACACTATGAATAGATGGCAAATAGATATATCTATAAATGGTAAAACACATACAGATCCAAATCGATACAACGATGATGTAGTTTATAACAAAGTTAATGAATATTATAAATACTATTATGATAAATACAATAAACAATAAAGTCTTTAGAAATGCAAACGAAGCATATGAGTATATACACGATCGTATATTACAAGATGGTGTAGACTTTGCAGGAACCAAAGCCTTGTTTAATGTTGGGTTTTATATTACAGACTCGCAAGATAACAAGATAATAAATAAAGAGCGTAATTGGAAACTAGATTATGCAGAAGCTGAATGGCAATGGTATTTATCTGGCGATCCAAGTACCGAAAAGTTAGGTGAAATATACGGTAAAATACCTGAAATATGGAAACGCATGGAAGATAACTCTGGTAATGTAAACTCTAACTACGGTTGGCAATGGCAGCGTTATGGTCAGCTTGATAAAGTTATAGGTCAACTAGATTTTAATAACGAAACTAGACAAGCGGCTATATCTATTTATGATGGTAAAGAAATAAATAAATATGCTAATGATACACCTTGTACTTATGCTGTTCAGTTTACAATATTACACGGTAGACTTGATATGTGTGTAACAATGCGATCTAATGATCTTTGGTATGGCTTTTGTAATGATCAATATTGTTTTTCTAAGCTGCAAAAGATGGTCTCTGATGAATTAAATATTGAACCGGGTACATATTATCATTTTGCGCATAATATGCATTTATATAATGATAAGATATGACATATTACTTATATCACATACCAGGTAAAAAGGTTGGTGTAACAACTAATCTTGAAGAGCGTGTTCACAAACAACAAGGATATTATCCTGGTGAATACGAAATAATAGAAACATCTGATGATATAGATTTTATATCAGCAGGTGAGATAATAATGCAAAAGTGCTACGGCTACAAAGTAGATGAAGTACTATATAGCGAACTTAAATTTAATAATACAGATATGAATATAAATATAACAGAACAAACAACTACGTTTCCCTGCCCGGTTAACAAACTTAAAGGACAATTAATGGACAATAAAGGCATGTCTTGGGAAACAGAACACGGCCCTTGTATAATAACAGAAGAGTCTATAAAATGGATAATGCAAAACGTAAACACATCTAAATATAACAAAGAAAGGTGTTATGTATATAACAGGGCTTTTGCTAGGTGGTTTGATAATAATAATGCCCACACAACTAGAACAGGTGGTATTATGATGGATCATAAAAAAACTTGCGAAACAATGTGTAGATTTGATAAAATTAGATTATGGGCAGAAGACAGAGGCTTATATCACAAAGGCGATCCTAAAACACAAACATTAAAGTTAATGGAAGAAGCTGGTGAAATATGTAGAGCTGTACTTAAAAAAGATGAAGAACAAATAATCGATGGTATTGGCGATTGTGTTGTTGTGCTAACAAACTTAGCTCATCTTGCAGGCACTAGTATTGAAGAGTGTATTGATGCCGCATATGAAGAGATTAAAGATAGAACAGGTAAAATGAGTAATGGAACATTTAAAAAAGATTAATATGAGCGATAGAGAAATTATGGACGGTAAAAACGGTATCATGTGCAGGCAGTCTTATGGCTTTCGTGATCCTGTGGTAAAAAACGTAGTTGATAAGTTTGTGTCAAGATCAGACGTTGGTTATGAAAAGTACAACAATACTTTAGATGACGAGCGTAGATTTAAAATGAAAAACTTACAAGGTTATTTAAACGATATACAAGAAGAGCTTATGGATGCAATATTGTATATACAAACAGCGCGCGAAGAGCTTCGTGATTTATCTGAAGAAGCTATGATCGATAAGTTTAGATACGATGAAGAAGAAATATAAACGTAAACGTGGTCCTGTCAGAGCTAAAAAAGTTAGTTTTGACGGGATTACATTTGCCTCTGGTTTAGAAAAGTATATGTACCAATCTTTAAAAAAAGCTAAAATAAAAGCTAAATACGAAGGTAAAACATATACTGTACAAGAGGGTTTTGAGTTTAAAAACAAAAGCTACGAGCGCCAAAGCAACGGTAAAGGTGAATTAGTTAATAGAGGTTGTAAAAAAATATTACCTATAAAGTACACTCCTGATTTTGTAAGTGATTCATTTATAATTGAGTGTAAAGGTAGAGCAAATGAAAGTTTTCCAATGCGATGGAAAATGTTTAAAAAATATGTAAATCAACACTTACCACGTGTAACTTTATATAAACCTCAAAACCAGAAGGAATGTGATATAGTAATAGAATTAATTAAGAAAAATAAATGAAAGATTTAAATAAAAAAATATTATCTGATTTAACGGTACATATGAAGTATGCAAAATATATACCGGAAGAAAATAGAAGAGAAACATGGGAAGAACTGGTTACGAGAAACAAAGAGATGCATCAAAAAAGATATCCTGATTTGTCGGATCAAATACAATTAACTTATAAATACGTTTATGATAAAAAAGTTTTACCGTCTATGCGTTCGCTACAATTTAGCGGGAAACCTATTGAGATATCTCCCAACAGATTGTACAACTGCAGTTATCTACCTATTGATCACACTGATAGTTTTAGTGAGTGCATGTTTCTCCTTTTATCTGGCTGCGGAGTTGGTTATTCAGTACAATATCACCACGTACAAAAACTCCCTGAAATAACAAAACCATTTAAAGGTAGAACTCGTAGATTTGTTATTGGTGACAGTATTGAAGGTTGGTCGGACGCAATAAAAGTTTTAATTAAGTCTTATTTAGGCTCTAAGAGATCATCTAAGATCAAATTTGATTATTCTGATATTAGACCAAAGGGAGCTAGGCTTGTAACCTCTGGTGGTAAAGCTCCAGGACCACAACCGTTAAAAGAATGTTTAGTAAAAATTAAAGGAATATTAGATGCAAAAGAAGATGGCGCGTGCCTTACAACTCTTGAAGTGCACGATATTATTTGTCACATTGCTGATGCTGTTCTCGCTGGTGGTATTCGTAGAGCAGCTCTTATTAGTTTGTTTTCGGCTTATGATGAAGAAATGATTTCATGTAAATCAGGTCAATGGTGGGAAACACAACCACAACGTGGTAGAGCTAATAACTCTGCAGTATTAATGAGACATAAAATAACAAAAGAATTTTTCTTAGATTTGTGGAAACGTATTGAATTATCCGGATCTGGTGAACCAGGTATATACTTTAATCACGATAAAGATTGGGGTACTAACCCTTGTTGTGAGATAGCACTGAGACCTTACCAGTTCTGTAACTTGTGTGAAGTTAATGTAAGTGACGTCACAAGCCAAGAAGAGCTTAACGCTCGCGTTAAAGCCGCCGCCTTCATTGGTACGCTTCAAGCAGGTTATACGGAATTCCACTATCTAAGAGAAATATGGCAAGAAACAACAGAAAAAGATGCGCTTATAGGTGTGTCCATGACAGGGATCGGGAGTGCCGCTGTGCTCCAGCTGGATATGAAGGCCGCTGCAAGTATCGTAAAAAGAGAAAACACAAGAGTAGCGAAGTTAATAGGGATAAACAAAGCGGCAAGAACGACGTGTGTTAAACCTGCAGGAACAACATCTCTTGTACTTGGAACTTCATCGGGTATTCACGCGTGGCACAATGATTATTATATACGTAGGCTGCGCGTAGGTAAAAACGAGCCTATATACAACTATTTAAAATTACATAATCCTGATTTAGTGCAGGACGAATATTTTAGACCACACGACACTGCTGTTATTGAAATACCACAATCAGCACCAAAAGGTTCAATATTAAGAACTGAATCTGCTTTTAATTTACTTGAAAGAGTTAAGAAAGTTGCAACAGAGTGGGTTAAACCTGGTCACAGAAAAGGTAGCAACACACACAACGTATCCGCAACAATTAGTTTAAAAGCAGAAGACTGGGATAAAGCTGGAGAGTGGATGTGGGAAAACAGAGAGTGTTATAACGGTTTATCTGTATTACCTTATGATGGTGGTACATATACTCAAGCTCCTTTTGAAGATATAACTAAAAAAGAGTTTGATAAAAGAGTCAAAAGTTTAAACTATATTAATTTATCTAATATTGTAGAAACTACTGACGAAACAGATTTATCTGGCGAATTAGCCTGTGCCGGTGGATCTTGCGAAGTAACAGGCTTATAACAAAAATAATTATTATGAAAAAAATGTTTTTAATGGCAAGTCTTATTCTTGCTGCAAATTTATGTTCTGCTCAGTTTATGGCTATAACAACTATAAACACTCCAGAAGATGACGCAGAGTGGGAAATGTCAAACATCACCGACAACATGGGTATTGGTTACATGTTAAAAGATAATGTAACTATAGGCCTCGTTAAAAATGGTGAAGAGTACGATGTGTGGGGTAGATACTATTTTAGTAACTGCTACGCTGTTGTACAAGCTCCAACTGAAGAAGCTACTGATAACATGACTTTTGGTATTGGTTATTCTTTTAAAGTTTGGAAAGAACTTTATTTTGATCCAAACTATATGATATCTACAAAAGAAGATTCAGAAGGAGAGTTTAAACTAGGAGTATCTTATAAATTTTAAATTAAATTAAATATGAGTTTTAATAAATTAAATACATTATTCGACGAATTACAAGACTCGGTTAACGATTGTCAAACTGATGTTACTAAATTTGTTGAAGGAAATAATTCCGCAGGAACGCGGGTAAGAAAAGCTATGCAAGCTGTAAAAGCGCTAGCTCAAGAAGTTAGAATTGAAGTTCAAGATCAAAAGAACAGGCAGTTCTAAATTAATAAAGGGGAGTTAATTACTCCCCTTTTTTTTATATAACCATATATTTTGTTTTGCCTTTGTCTTTGTAGGCTTTTAAACATCTGTTTCTATTTTTTTCTGGTGAAACATAACTAATGTGTACCCAGTTAGGATTATCATCATCACCAAACTCCCATATCATTTGATCAAAGTCTAAATTCTCTTTTATGAAATGATACATCTCAGCATTAGTACATCTACCAAACGTGTCATCTATATCTATAGCTTGTCCCTTACAATGCTGTGAAGTTTTAGAACCACCAATAGCCGTGTTAAGTTCAGGGCATCTAAAAAAACTATTTATTTTTATTGGACCACCAACATAAGCCCTGAGTGGTTCAAACACTTCTTCAGCTATTAGTTCCATGTTTTTTAACTGTTCTTCATTAGGCACATTATCTATACCTCTTCTTAACGCTGTGTTGCTATACACGCCTTCTTTATAGCTTATATGTTTACTTATCATGTGTTAATTTTATTTACTACTTCGTCTATTTTTTCTAATATTTTTGTCAATATAGCTTTTACTTCGTTATGGCTATCGTAATCAGCTATACCATCTAGATTTTCGTTTATGGTATTTATAGCGTTAGTTAAATCTAAACTAGCATCACTTAACTCTTGTGTTATTGTTTTTATATCAGACATTATGTTATTGGTGTTTTAATTACTATAGTAAATTGAGCATAAGCTTTTTCACTCGCTTGTAATATAGCTGGTATTATTATATCGCCCGCGGTTAAATCTAAACTTCTACTTAAATCAACCGCTTTACATTGACCTTGGTAGCTTGTAGCGGCCCCACCTGTTTGATCTGCGGCGGCGTAAGCCTGCAATGTAAAATTAGATGTACCTGTTTTCGCACCAAACGTTGCAAATGTGGAGTGAAACAAACCTAAAGCACCTTGGTTGTTAGCCGTGTTGTTTCTTATCATGCCGTAAAAACCCACTAAAACAGCACTATCAAAAGGAACCACAAAACCCTGTTGTTTTGCCCTTGCGTTTCCAAACGTGGTTGAACCTACAGAAGTACCGTTAACGCCAGTATCAGTATTGTAATTATGAGTAAAAGGACCGTTTGTACCAGGTATTGCCCAATTTGTAGCTATATCAGCATTACCTATAAATGTTATATACTGATATGTAAATCTACTATCTAAGTGTGATTTTAAGCCAGATGGAGTAACCGCTCTCGCTGTATCAGTACCCGTGTCAACCTCGCCATCTGTAGCTAATTCAACAAGACCAGTGGCTGAAGTACTAGCGGTACCAGCCGCGTCTCTAACCTCTTCGTTCGTCAACTGTGTGTTGTTATAGTTACCAGTGTGTATATTAGTTCCACCTTGGTCTGTTGTCCAATCTATATGTTCATTAGCCACAAAATTTGCTAACGAGTCGTGATCTATAGTACCTTGAGTAGCGACTTGTATAACGCCACTATTATTTACAAAAGCAGTGCTACCCATTGTTAACGTTCCAGCAATAGTAGTTAATGAAGCCGAGCCATTTCCAATAGTAACATCAACTTCATTGTTTGCACTACCACCAGTTAAAACCAAACCATTATTAGCGCTACCATCATGACTAGCTACATTAAGTTCTAGTTTACCAGACTCTTCGCCAGCTGTAGCGTCATGTATAGTTCCTTTTATCTCTGCATAGTTTTGAGTTGATGGCGTACCGTCATCGTAACTATAAAACTGTAAAATTCCACAAACATCATTATCTTGCCCGTCTGCACCTCTATTTTTTAAAAACCTAAGTCTTGGTCCCGTTGCATCATTAGCTTCACCTCTAATTTGAACCAATGGATCGTTAGCTTGATCTGATATAAATCTTATATCATCAGAATTAACAAGAAACTGACCGTCAGGAGTAAAAGTTATATTAGCAGCGGCAGCTGCAGCATCTACAGTTGTAAACGTGGCGTCGCCGTTTGCCCCTATTTGTAGTTTTAAATAATCATCAGTATTAGCGCTTGCATACCAATAATTAATACCAGATTTTACTAAGTTTTTTAAATCACCATCAGGATTTAAAGTTAAATGAGCTAATTCCGCGTCACCATCTTGAGTTGAAAAAGTCGTAGCACCGTTTGTTGTTACGTTTATTTTTAAATAATCGTCTGTGTTTTGATCTGATCCTACTAATAATGTAGATATATTACTAGCAACATTAAACTTTAAAAACTGCTCAACAGTAGCTTCATTAGTAGTATTATAAGTTAAAAGACCGTTGGTAGTAAGTGTTGTATCTTCAAGAGACAAAGAGCTAGCAATAGCCGCTTTAACAATTTTATTATTAGAGTCTAAGCCTAAATTACCCCCACTAGCTATAGTACCAGAGGATACATCTTCTAAATAAACGTCATTACGAAATCTAGCTATAAAATGTTCTATGCTCTGACCTATAAACTTCATATTAAGATATTATTACATCAACAGTGTCAGACGATCCTACAGTTATATATAAACCAAAGTCTTGGTCAAATTTAAACATTTTGTCGTTATCTAAAACTAAAGATGTATCTGCTGGTATTGCTACTGTATGTATTATATTATAAGTACTTGTAGAACCGCTTTCTGGATCATCTTGAATAAACAAAGTTACCGTAGCGTCTGCAGTAGCATGTACGTTTGTTAAGAGTATATTATTTACCGGAGAATAATTAGAGCCAGGCTTTAACAACTCAACTGTTAAACCTTGAGTAGTATCTCCACTTGGGTCTATGTTATAATACACAGCCATTTTTACGCTTCTTCGTAAAACATCATGTATTCTAAAACCACAGTGTCATCTGTTTCTGGATTTACTGTAACATCATCCGCGTCTATACAAGTAAGAGGCATCATCATCCAATCGCCTCCGTAAAGTTTACCAATAGGCTCCGCGTTTACTCCTATTGTAACCCCTACTGATTTATCAATAACTCCTCTGTAACCAATATTTCTAATGTATATTTTTGCAGCCACACTATCTTTTGGTTCTACTAGCTCGCTCGCCATAGTAACTAAATCTACCGCTCCTGCAGCTGATAATTTTCTTATAGAAAACCCTGTTGTGCTGTCTATATCTGTAAGCGTTCCAGCCTGTGTTAGCGTCATAGTTTCGTTAATACCAGCGAAACCAGGTGCTATATCAGACGTTACGTTTATTGTGCATGTTGTTGCCATATTATTTTTTATTTAAAATTATTATTAAGTTGCTAATAAAGTTGTTCCTTCGTGGAATAAAGCGTAGCATATTTGATTTGTACCACCATTAGCTGTAATTGCAATGTCTCCTGCTGCATCGTGAAAATCTGCTGGAATAAACATCCAATCTCCACCATATAATTTACCTATAGCCTGTGTATTTTGAGTGATTGCTATATAATATGTTTCATCTGTAGAGTGGTTTTTTAAGTAAAGTTTACTAGCTTTACCTGCTGTTGGAGTTGTAGCTATAAGATCATACTCATCTCCAGTTGGTAAATCTATATATCCATATTCTATTTGATCTAAACCATCAGCCGTAGTACCCGCTTTCATAAGCGTCGAAGACGCAGATACGGATATATTGTCTGACAATAGATCGCTTGTTAGCGTTACCGCCGCTGTTGTTGTTGCCATAATTTTTATTTATTTAGTTATTTTTATTTTTAATCGTCAGTAAATAGCATGTACTCTAGCACCATGTTGTCAGCGCTAGGATCTATTTTTATATCGTTAGTTGCCGCATTTGCATCCCAAGGAAAAAGCGCCCAGTCTCCAGCGTATAGTTTACCCATTCGCTCAGAGTTTATATCTATAGCAAAATACTCAGAGGCTGTTGTTGAAGTATTTTTTAAATATAATTTGTGAGCTCCATCAGCAGTGTAATCGCTACCATCAAAAAGAGTGTATTGTGCGTGACCTGATGCTAATTTTTTTCTACCCAAACCACTAGTACCTGTTAAACCAGTAGAAGTACCAGCTGTTGTTAATGTTGCAGTTGTAGATAGCGATAACTCGTCTGATAACAAATCTGCACTACTTAAAGTTATTGTTGCTGTTGTTGTTGCCATATATTATTCTTTTATTAATTTTCTTTCAACTGTTCCATCATTGTAAATGTAAAACAGTAATTCATTTTTATTTTGCTTTGCTGGTCTACCTAACAAATCTGTAATCATTATTAATTTCTTTTTTGCTTGTGTCCTGCTTAATAATGGTCCTGACCAAGTACCATCACAGTAATCATAAGTTGCTTGACATATTGTGTCCCAAGAGTTTTCGCAACAGTAATCGTCTACGGATAAAACCCAGGCATAACAGGGATCGTTAAGCCAGTAAGGATTACCTGCACCAGTAATACAATTAGCGCTATATAAACAAGATATAGAATCATTAACGTTAGCAGCTGATTCGTAGTTATACGCCCCTGGATCCATGCAGCCCACAATGATTTCGATACACGAACCGTTATCCGTGTTAGCAAGTGGATCAAAGTTAAGAGCAGTACTATCCATACACCCATAAATATAAGCAATACAACTAAAATCCTCCGTGTTCGCTTGTGGGTTATAATTAAGCATAGAAGGATCCGTGCAACCATATATAAAAGGTATACAAGAACCGTTGTCTGTATTAGCTGTAGGATCATAATTAAACATTGTGCTATCTGTACATCCATAAACAAAAGGTATACAGTTTCCATTATCTATATTTGCTAATGGATTGTAATTAAACGCTGTAGCGTCCATACACCCATAAACTATATCTACACAACTACCATCATCTACGTTAGCGTTAACATTGTAATTGAAAGCGTTTGGGTCCATACATCCATAAACAACACCTATACAACTACCGTCATCTGTGTTAGCTAATGAATCATAATTTAAAGCTATAGGTGAAGTACAACCTTCTATTACAGGTATACATGTGTCAGGTGTATTTGCGTTAGGGTTATAGTTAAACGCTAAATTGTTCATGCAGCCTAAAACAACAGGTATACAACCACCGTTGTCAAGATTTGCTGTTGTGTCATAATTAAAAGCTAGTGAGTCAGTACAGCCCCAAATAGCCTCTACTTGACAAGAACCGTTATTATAATCAGCTACGTAACCCTGGGTGTAATATTCTAAAAACTGAGGATCAGTACAGCCTGGTGCATAGTAACAACTACCATCACTAGTGTTTGCTATAGAATCATAATTGTAAGCCGTGTTATCCATACAGCCATATACATATGGGTCGCATATAGTAGGACAACTAGGTAGCCCTATGTATCTATCTGGAAATGTCAGTATTCTGTCGTTCCAAGGATTTGTACCACCTGACAATATAATATTTCCTTGTGGATTTATTAGTTTAAAACCAACTTGATCTAATGTGGCATCAGAACTAGTTTGGCTATACGCAATAATAGTAACCGGATGGTTTGATTTTAAATTTAACGATATAATTTCTACAGAAGAATTTATATTAGTATAAGGACCGTAAATATTACCTAACTGAGTTAAAACTACATAAGCACCTAACCAACCATCACCACCACCATCTGTTAGGTGTAGTTCATAATCGCAGGTGTCCTCCATAAGCGGTACATTGGCTAAAGGATTAAAATCAAACATGGTTGTATCCATGCAACCAACTACTCTTGGAGTAATGCACAGAGCTGGATTCATTATGTCTGCGGCTGGATTAAATTCTAAATAACCTGGATTAGGACAGCCAACTACAGGTATCCAACTACAGTCTTTCATTGCAAAAATATCTGAAGTATCTGCGTTACCAAAATTTAAATTATCTCCAGCTGTTAAACTGTATATGGTATCACCACACTCATCAGTAATCAATACCTTACCATCTACGCCTCCAAAACAACTACCACAAATACCATCTCCATAAGAGTCTGTTATAATAAATCTTACTGTATCTTCAATTGGTACACATATAGTATTTGTATACGTGTTACCTGTACCGATAGAATTAAAGAAAGGTCTTTCAAGATTAAATAGAACACTATCATCTTGGTTTATAATATACACAGATGTTTCACCTTCATATGTATCTGGACTTATCTCTAGCGTTATCGATGTTTTTGTACTATCAACACAGTCGTCTTGAGGTGGCGGTATTGCTAAACAAACATCTGGTATATTAGCTAGCGGATTATAATTATCATATGATGGGTCCATACAACCCTCTATACAGACAAAATTATTTGCAAAGATTGTATCAGTAAAAGTACTATCATTAAGTTCAAGCATCATCCAAAAACCATCTGAACTAGCAAAAGGATCGCCTTGACTATAGTTGTTAATAAACATATAGCTAGTGTCTTGGCCATTAAAATTCCAAGAATACGTGTTGTAAGGAGTTCCTCTATGAATTTTGCTTACAACGCAGCCACTGTCTAAAGGCTCCCACTGTACAAGTGTATAAGCGTAGCCATACATACATGTGTCTTTGGCTATTAAATTTGGAGTACAGTTTTGCCCAAAACTAAGTATTGGTAATAATAATATTAATAGTAAATTTCTCATTTATTTTTTTGTTTTTCCTACTTTTACACAGCTACCTTTAGAAAATCTAGTTGTACCTGGTTTTCTTCTATATCCTTTCCAGCATTTAATTGGAGATTTCATTTTAAAACTTGAGCTTTTATTTTTCACCACATTTCTTTTTGGGGTTGTTAACTTGTCTCCAGTCTTCTTTTCTAAACCAATCTCTTAATGTAGCGCCTTTTTTACGGGCGCCTTTTACATTTGTTTTTGAAGAACGTCTATACTTGCCGGCTTTACCAGACTTTTGTTTAGCAGCGACTAAACGCTGTCTTTCAGCTTTACTCATGCTAGCAATTTTAGCGGCAGGTAAACAAGTTTTACGCGTACCGCCGCCTTTTTGCTTTTTCTTTATAGGATTGTTCTTCTGAACGTACATTACTTCTTTTTCATTTTCATTTTCATAGCTGCTGCTTTTTTCATCATCATAGCTGATTTTTTAAGCATCATAGCTGATTCTTTTTTTAACTTCATAGCAGCTTTTTTCATTTGAGCTGGTGAAGCTAATATTTTTTTCTTTAATTCTTCAGGTAGATTTTTTTGTTTACCAACTAAAGGTTTTTTAGCAGGTGATTTTTTTACCATTTTAGCAGGAGCTTTTTTCATTTTCATTGCTGCTTTTTTCATTTTTGCAGGAGCTTTTTTCATTTTAAATTTTGTTTTTTATATGTTTATACATTGAGTTACCTAATTCTTCGCCCACCTTACTGTCAGACTTATAGTGAGCGCGGGCAACTCTACGACTATAAGATATGTTTTCACCTGTTTTAGTAAAAGCTGATTTAGCTTTAGGGTGTTTGTCTCCTAATACCTTAGCTATCAGTATACCTTGAACAGAATGTCCTGAAGGATACGATGCTGTTTCCATAGACTTCATTTTAAAGTGTTTTAGATTTTTATCTAATTCATATGGTCTTTTTCTATTGTGATGTTTCTTTAGTTCTAATATCACAGGCGCAGACTCTTTTATAAGTTTTTTAGCAATGCTTTTATCGTAATCTTTTACGCCTTGTTCTTCAGCGGTTTTTTTAAAAGCAGCTTCTATATTATCATATTTTTTAACAAATTCTTTGCGTAATGGTATTTTTTTAAGAGCTTTAATTTCTTGATCAGTATCAAAGCTATTATCACTAGGTGGTTTTTGTTTTTTAAAACTTGATATGTCGAAATCTTTAACCATTATTTATCAAAATCACCTCTAGTACAACGTACACCCCAACCAGAAGCATAAGCACTAGGCCATACTTTAAATTTTTTCTTTGCTCTAGCCTTACAGCTAGCAGATATTTTAGCTAATGCTGGGCTTATTTTTTTAAGCATTTTATTTGGATTACCCTTGCCACCATCAGCCATTGTTGCTTTTACGGCCATTTGCTGTTTACGTGGCATATCTTTTACTTTTGGATTTGGCATAATTTATATTTTTATTGTTAACATCTCCATCTACGTCTAGCAGCTCGACCTCTTTCACCGGTCCAACCTTTTGATCTAGCACAGAACGATTTTCTTCTTTTTGCAGCTTTACTACCTGGTTTAACTTTTCCTGTTACAGCTGTTTTAAGCTTACTTCCAGGGTTTTTACGTCTATATTCTTTAACTCCCTTAGAAGTCATCCCAGCACCCTCTTTGACTGTTCTAAAGTTACGACCTTTACCTTTTGTGGTTTTTCTAGGTTCGTTACTTTTTTTACGCTTTCTTTTTTCTAATGGCGAGTTTGTTTCAAAAAGCTTTTGTCCTAAGTTTCTACGTCTACCACAACTAGTAACAGGAAAAGGATTACCTTCCTGTGTAAAGTTTTTTACAGGTGACGCATCAAACATATTGTTTTGTCTTTTACTTCCAGGCATAATTAAAAGTCACTCATTATTATTTCACTTATTTTATCTTGAACCTCTTCTCTTGTAGCTACCATTTTAAAACTTAAATCAGCTTGAAACCTAGCAACCTCTTCTCCATCTTTAAATATTATAATAGTTGGTACAACTGCTATTTTATATTTTTTAGCTTCTTTAGGGTTTTTACCAACATCAACAGTTCCTAGTGTTTTACAATCTTTTAAATTCATAAACCACTTACAACCATTTGAGTTGTTCCACTCAGCATTAAAATGCGTGGCTGTTATTTGAGCGTTACTTGTACTAGCAAAAAACACAAATAACATTACTAATATATAAATAACGTATTGTGGCCAAGCTATATCAGATTTTTCCATTATCTATTATATAATTTATCTTCTATTTTTTCTAACGTAACTTTTATTTCTTCTACATCTTTTTGTGTATCCATAATAGTATTACGAATCATTTGATCTTTCATATCAAACTCCATACGTGTAACCTCTGGATCTGGTGGAGCCGGTAGTTCTTTTGCCTCCGCAATATCCGCTTGTAAAGCAAACCACATACCTATTATTGTAGCCATAGCAAACCCTATAGCTATTAAAGTTTTGATACTTACGTTAAAACCTGTATCTTCATTTAATTCTTTTGCCATTTTAAAAAATTGTGTAATTCATTCCTATTTTAAAATCGTACCACTCTCTGTTCCAGTACTTATTGTATTTGCCTTCTACAAAATAACCTAGTTGTCGGCTTTGTTTTATCCCATATATTAAACCAAAAGAATAATCATACCATTGGCCATCAACATAATTATGATAACTAAACTCGTCACCATCGTCATAATGATACGGCATTAAACTTCCCCACGCGTGTAACCAATTTTTTTTAGTGTATTTATAATAATCAAAACCTACAACTAAAGAATGTTGTATTATTTTGTCTAGCTCGTTTCTTTTCTTTTGAGTATAATCTGATAGTACTTGTGGTATAACCACCGCTTCCCAAACCTCAGCGCTTGTAGCTACAACATTGCCATTAGGGTCGTAGTATGTGTTGCTATACACGTCTACAGTATAACCTTCTTGTAAAGCTAAATATGTATAATGTATATTACCGTTCGACAACATCCAATCATCCAAAGCATTATATCCGTATGGTTCTGCTAAACGGTGTGTTAATCCTATATTCCAAGATAAGTTAGCGTTTTTACGATGTCTATACCTTTCTGAAGCTTCAAAATATTTAATATCAGCAAAACCATCTTCAAGATACTCTAGTTTTAATGCGAAAAAATTTACACATAATTCATCTGGACAACCGTCGTCAGAGCTAAATCTAATAAAATGATGTTGATCCATGTAATCTACACCTTCTTGTCTTTTATAATCTATCTCAAACAAATATTCAACTCCTCTGACTTTACCTACAGTTGCCGCGTCACTGTAATTAGATTCCGTACCATCATAAAACGTCTGCGCTTTATTTTCATAACCAAATCTTGCTATCTTACGTAAACCTATGGTAAAATTATAATCATAAGGAGTTGATATAGTGCTTATAGATAAACCATTATCTACAGAAAACACATCAACATCAGAAAGCGACGTACCACCGTTTACAGCAGCGTAAAACGTAGAAAACTTTAAAAGCTTTTTAACGTCTATAATATTTTCCTGTGAACAACATGTTTTTGGCGCCGAACAAGCCGTTAAAACAGTTATTAGTATTATTATTAGTCTTTTCACCATCTTTATATTATCACTTATTTTTTTAATTGTTTACCTATCTAATTATAACTTTCATTTTTCTTGGTCCAGTTTTTTTCTTCTTCTTTTTTTTACTTTTAATGCTTTCTTTTATTTCGTCCATTTTTTTGTTTTCAAGATTAAGATTGTATTGACTCCAACCTAAAAACATTAAAGTTCTTTCCCAAGCTGAGTGCTCGTTATTTAAAGCTTGTCTAACGTTTTGTGTTTTATTGTATAGCCTGTTAAGAGGCACGTTTGTAATAGCCTCTGTGTAGTTGGTAACAGCTGACCACTGGGGATTATCAATATCAAGAGTTTTCATCTCATCTATAATTTTTTTATTATAGTTAAGAGTTTTTTCAGCATTAACTATTTTCCTAGCTTTAATACCTAATACAGGTGATAGGTTTAATGCTTCTAATACAACAGCGCTTTCATCTGGATTATACCTAACGTCTCTTTGCCTAGCAAAAGCAATGGCAACGTTTTTTAAAGTAGCAATAACACCACCAATTAAACCAGATCCTCTTAATACAGAATCAATACTACCATTTATTAATCTTTCTTTTTTCTTTAAAAACAACTTATTATCATCTTCTTCGTCATCATCAAACATCATAGCAAACAAAGCTGTCTGTAAAGTGTAGAATATAGCGTTTTGAATAGCAAAATAATATGTTATTCTAGCAGCGTTAGATATATCACTTTGCATTTGAGTTTGATTAGGTTTTGTTATTCTTCTGTTGTATATATCTAAAAAAGATTTTTTACCAATTCTATTCATTTGAGAGGTAATATTTTGGAAGTTTAATATAACTTTACCAATAACAGACGCCTGTTGCTGAGAAACCATGTGGGGTAAAGCAGATTGCTGAGTAGACTGAGTTATATCTTGAAAATCATCAAAAGCTCTAGCTTCAGCTTCTTTCTGGCTTAACCCTTGTTTTAAGTATGTGTTTATTCTGTTTCTATAATAAGTAGCGCCACCTGTTGCAATCGCAATATTATCCCCAATTTGTGTAGGTAAAAATCCTAGCTCTAATAACTTAGATATTAATTTTCTAGTTATATCTTTAGAATTACGTAAACTAGCGGCAAGCTCGGCGCCGTTAACGTCAGTTTGTATACCACCTCTTCTTTGTTTTAACGTATCAGAATTAAATATATAAGCCCAGTCAGCCCAATATTGTTTTTGATTAGCAAAAGCTTTGGCTGCGGCAAATATATTGTTATCAGCAAAATTAATATAATTAACTAAAGACATTTGCTGTAGTAATGCTGATCTCATATTAAAGAACATGACTGTACCAACAGAACCATTTAAATAGTTCATTAGCTTATTAACCTGAGCATTTTGACCACTAGGTCTATTTCTACCAGTTTTAATTCTATACAACATGTCCTCTAAAGCGCTTCTAACTCCCTTACCGTAACCAGCCTCGATTTTATTTAGATTTTCTTCAGAAAATATAATATCAGCATTTTCAATAAACTCAGCAAAAAACTGTTGTCTACCAATTCTACCTGTAGCATCATCTAAGTCCATTCTTATATCACCAGAGCTCCAACCATCAGTAGGATTTACATATGTATCTTGTTTAGATATAATATTTAAAGTTTCAGCGTATTGCCTTAAACTTGGATCAGACATCACTAAGTCTGATAAATTAGTTTGGTCTGTTTCGCTTAACCCAGGAATACTGTGGCCATGTTTATTCCATAAATAAACTCTTATGGCATCTTGAAAAGTAAAATCACCATCTGGAGTTTTTTTAGTAAGCTTTTTTCTAATATCTGGAAACTGTTTATTTAAAGCTTTGTAATCGTTAGCAACACTTTGTCTAGCTGTGTCGTATTCTCTGTTAGCTCTATTTAAAGGTCTAATTAAAGCTTTTTCAAAAAAATCTCTATGAGCATTACCCTCTTTACCTTTACCTAAAAAGTTATATAATAAACCTACAAAATCTTCGTGCGATGGTGGTATAAAAAATCTAAACTTACCTTTACTTTCACCACGTTTTCTAGCTTTAATAGCCGAAAACCTTTTCTTAGCTTCAATACCCGTTACGTTTTCTAGTATATCATTAAATTGATCGTTCATTGATTTACTAAACTTAACCTTAGCTTGTTGAACTTTAGACTTAACATCAAACTGATCTAGCATATTTTTTACAGCTTGTACGTTTTGTAAAGCATCATCTGCAAAATAAAAGTCATTATAACCTTCACCAACTTTATCAGCTATCCACAATGCTTTCGCTTCACTAGTACTGTTACCTAAACCAGTTATATTTTTTAAAGGTATATTTAAGCCATTAGCTTTTAAGAAATCAAATATAGCTTTTTGAGCAGCTGGTGGTCTAGCTGTTAATACAAACATATTTTCAGGACCAAATTTACCTTGTAGTTTTAAAGCCTTTTGAAATAACGGTGCTAACTTTCCTTTTACAACTTTATTAAAATCAGAAAAATCAAATACATATCCTTGATCTTGTAAATCCTCATATGTACTGGCGAATTCTTCAGCGTTTAAAGTACCAGTTTCACCATCTGGTGTAGTATATTTAACTAAAGATTTAGTTGTAGCTAACGTATCGTCAAAATCTAAAATAGTAATACCTTTAGTTTTATTTTGACTAGATCTAGAAAACTTACCAGCTTTATTAAGTGTTTTAGTTTTGTTAATATTTTTCTTTAATCTAGGTATGCTATATATTTCTTCAAAAGTTCTACCATCAAGACCAACAATTGTTCTAGCATCTATATCAATATCACCTTTAAAATACCTATCTAACCAGCTACCATCTAGCATGCTCCAACCTTTACCCATACTGGTTGTTCTACCTGCTTGTTTTATACTTGTTTTATCAACAAAATTGTCTAGTGCTACAAGCTTATAGTTATCCATAACTAGCTGGTATGATAAATCAAAGTCAAAGTTAGGATCTAGTATAGATTCTAATAAATATAAATAAGATTGACTAGCTGGCATAGCATGTTCCCATTCATACAGCTTCCCATCAAATCCTTTTGGCCTTGGGGACCAACCAACAAATTCAGCGCCTAATCTATGTGGATGCTCCGTTATTAAACTAACAGTACTAAAATAACTACCCCATATTCTAGCGTTATCTTTATTTTCTGCAATTGATTCATTAATCCTTTGCCAAAGCTGACGGTGCATACTTGCATTTACTTCATTAAACTCTTTTATAGTACCATCTTTATTTGCTTTTTCAAAAGACTTAGCAGAGTTGCCAAATACATCTTTGTATTTTTTAGGTGTAAAGTTTTTTGCTTTACCAGTAAAAGGTTTTCCATATACTAAGTCTTTTCTACTTAGTAATTTATTTCTTTTTTCAGTATAGTAACTATCAATAGTCATTTTTTTACCATTAACAACTATCTGCTTGTTACGATTAGCACCTAAAACTCTACCACTAGGTCTTAGTATTCTTTTTGTAATATAGCCTTCTGGAAGAGATTTTATTAAAACGTTTTCTACGTCTTCGTAAAATTGATTAACACTAGCTTCGTTATCAAACTTATACTTACCTTTTTTAATAAAATCTTTTAATAAAGAGTTAACATTTTTAACGTCACCTTCAAAATTAGGACTAACATTAATATCTACTATTTTTTCTGTTTTAGACTTACTAAAAGCAGCTTTACCTTGAGCCGCTGTAATACCCGCTATTTGTTTTTTAACAGCTGGCTTTTTTTCAGTCGGTGCTTTTGCAAGTTTATCAGCTAAAAATCTTTGACCACCTGATAGCGATGCGTTTATAGAATATACTTTAGCAAAACCTTTTTGTAGCTGACCAATATTTCTATTATAAACATTTGGTTCGTTTTTAGGTGTTATACCTATATCTCTTTTAGCTTTTTCAATAACCTCAGGTGTAGGATTTATAAATTCTGGTTTTAATTTTTTAACTTGTGTTTGTGTTGTTAAACCTCTACTTCTACCTTTTGGAGATGTTATGGATTGAGCTTTAATTTCAGGATCTTTGCTAGTAGACCTAGGGTCAGTATAATTTTCATAAAAATAATTTAAAGGCAAACCTTTTAAACCAATAGCTACACCAAAAACGTTTCTAGGTGTCTCTATATTTTCACCTATTTTGTCTATATCAGCAGTTTTGTCAGCCACGTTGTAAAGAGGTAATGACTTTATAAACTTACTCATATTTTCTCCAGCTTGAAAAAATCTTTGTATGTTTTGCGCTTCAGCTGGAATAGGCATGCCGTCTTTATACTTTGTTGTAGGTATTAAATTAGCCTCACCATCCATAATTTTTTTAGCAGGAATATCAAATATTAATTCACCTACTTTACCAGCATATTTAGATATTACTTGTTTAAAAGTATCACCTTCTGCCACTTTAACTAAAGCTTTTATTTTATTAGCAACTCTATTTGTTATAGCAAAATCTTTTAATATATTTATTTTTTGAACAAAAGTGTCTTCAATATTTGTAGTTGTACCTGCGTCCCCAGCTACCTCCCTAGCTTCCTTCGTGTCTATACTAATACTTTCGTCACGTTTAGCTAGTGTTTTAGCTTTTTCAAATATAGTATCATTTTTAGGCGCTATGTTATTATAAACGTGGGTTGAAAACGCTCCTTTTTTAGGATCGTAATTTCTTACAATAGCTTCATAATATTCATTAACAGCAGACACAACATTTTCTCTAAGTATATCTCCTTTTTCCTCTTTATAACCTAAAGCTTCTAAGGCTAATGCTTGGTATTGTGGCACTAAAGCATCTTCAGCGGCTTTAACTTGTCTTGGATTTCCACCTCTTTTTATTGTTTTAACTAGCGTTTCTGGTGCTTTAGAAAAAACAGCATCATCAAACGCAACGTCAGTTGCTTTTGCTTTAACACCCCT